TGGAGGTTTAGGTAATGTTCCCGGATCTAACATTTTAGCTGCTAAAGCATTTAAGTCTGCTACCGATCTTGCATTCCGAATACTTACCACAGCACTTTGTGACGCCACAGTTGCATTCGATAATGATAACTCAAGAAGTGTTAGTCTTCTCTCTTTCTTCATAGTCTCAGCATTTAGACGTTTATCAGCAGTATTACCTGTCTGACCTAAAGCTCGAATCTGACCTTCAGCTTCTAATCCCTCAAGATATGCATCTTGTTGCTCATACCTGTTTTCAGTGCGTATTTCATCTAACGCTCTAAGTTGATTGTTAAGGGCTATGTCTTCTTCAAGTGCATTTATTTTCAGCTGACTCTTATAAACATCATTAGATTTTTTATAAGCCTTATCATTTAACTCTTGCTGTAAATCAATCTGCTTTACTAAGTAGTTATAATTTTGAAGATTAGTTTTGTCTTTATACTTAGCTAACGCTTTTTCGTTTGCAGCATTTGTTTTAAGCTGGTTGATATAAAAGGCATGCTTTTCTTGAGCAGCCTTTTTATCCATCTTCCACTTCTGAACATCATACTTATAAGTGGCTTCAATCTGTTTATTCTGAGCCTCAGCAGCAGATTTTGCTGAGTCTGCAGATTTTTTAGCTCCAAACAGTCCAACCCCAACTTTAATAAGCGAGCCAATAATTTGATTGTTTACACCTGTTGTAGCTAGCTGTTGTTCCAGCATAGCTTTGGCCGGGTTTGGCGACATATTAATGTCGGCTTCGGTCATCGGTGTACCAAAATCATTCATCATCATATCTATGTTCTCCTGTAAAATCTAGGTGAGTATAATCCTTCCCACATCATAGAGTTCAGAGACACAGGGAATGGTGAGTCGTTAAATAATCTTAATGTGAAATTTTCTGTTTTTTGATGAATAGGTAATGTAAATACTGAATGATCTACAATAGCAATATCATTTGCTAAGTATTGATCTGCCATAATTACTGGATTTAGATTGTACCATTCATCCAAATATATTAATATACTAGCTCCATCTGCAGGTGCTGTATTAAAAGTTATTGTGGTATTATTTGTAACTGTAAAGTCTGTTGATACAACATTATTAACTTTAACTTTTACCTGATCTGAGTCTATGTAACTTAAATCAGATGCGTCCCAACTATATACTGTTGTTGATCCGTCTCCTGTATACTCACGTTTTCCTTGACGTATACCTTTAGATTTTAATTTAAATCCCATAACTCCTGACAACCCTACAGAAAACTTCATACGAGCTATCGTAAGATTAGCAGTAAAGTCACTTCGACTCATTGTTTCATCTACTCTGAAATAAGTCTTAGGTAAAGTAATATCAAAATCGTATTTAAAACCAACAATTACACTACTCGCAATACTTGTTAAGTTTTTAGCTGGTACTTTAAAATAAGTGTTACCACTTTCAACAACACGCTCAGGTGTAATTGTAAAACCTGATTCAATAAATTGACCTGTAGCTGTAGTTCCTTTAATAATAAGAACTGGAGTTAAATCTGTAGCATCATTATAAGGTATGAAGCATTTAGAAAAATTGTTTGTAGAATCATATACAACAGAGCTAGCTGTAGCATATAAATCAATACATGGGTTTAGTCTTTGCCCATCATTGTTAACAATAATAGCATCTTCTGGACTTTGACTTAGACTAGCTTTACTAAGTGTGAATTGATTAGCTTGTTTTGTTACTGCATAAAACTCATCTGAGTCTGCAGCTATAGTCTGTACATTACCGGGTGCTTCCCAGTTAAACCATGCTTCGACTTCTGTATCTCGATCTTCAGTATAAGATCTGAAGAAGTATATATAACGAGAAGATTGTCCTGAGAAAGCGATAAACTGGTTCTGTGGACTTGCTATTAATGTATCCATCGTAGCTGGTATCCACTCGTTGACTGTACGACCTATATCAGCTATGTCTGGGTTTTCATCTTCTCCACGTGTAATCATACCAAAGACTCTAGTATAACTAGGTGTCTTACTTATAAAAGTTATTGATGTTCCTGAGTCTACAGGACTTACAAGTGTATCCATCTCAAAGTTAGAGATAGCACGAATAACAGTAGTAGACGGTGTAAGTACTCCATCCCTAGATGCCATCATAAACTGTTGGTTAGCACTAAATAGTACTAGACCCTGAGTGGTAGGTAGAATACTATGTAATGAAACAGGTCTAGTAGTAGAGCAGCTAAGATCAATAGGATCTGCGTCAGTAACAATCTGTGCAGATGAGTGATAGAAATTAAAAAACTCTCCTGATTGACTCATGCAAACATTATCGTCTGATAAAAATCCTAATCTATTATTATGGAAAAATGCAGCTTTTATTTTGTTACCTACAAACGTAGGGTTTCGATTAGTTTCATTATCACCTACAAGGCGAGCAGTCCAGCTACCTCTTTGTAATGTAAAAGCATTAGTAGCAGTATTTAATAATTCATGTGGCATAGTTGCTGCTGTAAAACCAGCAGATACATCTGGAGCTTTTGCTTCTTCCCAGAATCCTTCACCTTTTACACCATTATTTGCATTAAATTTTAGGTAGTAAACAGGCTTGTTCTCTCCAGAACTAAGAATCTTGACTAAAGTGTTATGTACGTTTTGTGCTGGTAGCTCTGCTAAATTATTAGCTTCGTCTTGAAATGTAAGTAGCCTATCAGCTGATAAACCACCAGTACCTGATAAAGTAAAGGTTCCTGATGAACGACTTAAAAATAAACTATCTTGTACTTTTGTTACAGTTAAGTTAGATATACTTAAGTTGTCTATAGCAGTTTTAAGTGAAGTTAAAGTTGTATCATAACCGTCGTCAGTTCCTGTAGTTATTGATGCTGTTTGAGCAGATCCACCACTAGGATCAATTGTAATAGAATAATCTACAGCGGGAAACGATGTTCCTACTAATTTAATTATTCCTTGTTGTTTAGCGGTAAATGTAGGAACAGTGTCTTCTATCACTGTTACTGATTTGTTAGTAATATAAGATTTATCTTGTATAGTTAATACATCGTAGTTGTCAGTATCAGTTGCGCTTAGATACTCTTGTGCATCTCCATTGTTTGCATATGTTACGGTAGCTTGTGCACCTGTAACTGCATTCCAGATAGCTATAGCTCCTGTGCTTCCTCCTGATGCTGGTGTAATACATCCTATATATTTTTCTGTTGTTGTTCTAGAAATGTAGAACCATTTTGAGTTATCGTATGTGGTTCCTGTACCTAGATTTGCAATCCACTGAAACCCCGGTCTTTTGGTAAGACCAAAGGTTGGATCAGGGAAACCGTTAATGCACTCCTCGACTTGACCGGGGAGTTTCTTATCGTCTGCTTGTCTAGATACTCCACCAAGATAACTGTCAACTCGTTGAGATACTGCTGGCATTATCGTTGTAAAGCGTGAAATGGTTGATAGCTTTGATAGTAGTTTTGCTGACCTTGTGGATGACCAAACATAGTAAACTGTCCTTGCTGTGTTTCGTACTCCAAGGCTAAGGCTCGTAGCAAACCTTCTTGTCGTTCTAATCTTTGATATTGAGCATTGTCTCCTACGATCTTAGAAGATGTTAGAGAAGCTGCTCGAGCTGTTATATAATTTGATATTGGTTCTGGTAAATCTACGTAGTCAAATTCCCATATAACATCACATTCTATAGGGCTGTACTCCCATGTGTATCTATGGTTTTGTCTATCGTATAGCTTACCTTGTCTTCTGATTCCGTCATGAGTTGTATTCTGTGCATTCTCTGATAACTTAATCTGTAAGATATTATTAGGAATCACTATTTCTTTATTAACGTCAGGTACAAACTCGTAGTGAAACTCTTTGTTAAAAGTCCAGCCTTCTGACTGCGTTTCTCTGGACACCTGTAACAAAGTATCATAGGCAATCGCAACTTCCGGGTTGGTTTGGTCTAGTGTAGTTACAGGAGCCTGACCACATGACGTTAGTATTTGGTTTACAGCTGGTAACTCTCTTGTAGCGTTAGTGGTTGGAAATGGCATAATTAATAAAAAAGAAAAGGGGAGAATAAACTCCCCGTGTATAGTCGCATTAGAATGCAGCGTTACCGGAAGATCCAGTAGCAGCACCAGCGATAAGCTCAACAGCAGCAGCTGGGTTTAAGTAGTCTGCACCCATTGCGAGTCTTCCTAAGATTACGTCGCCTTGGTAAACTACTGAAACGTCTCCAGATGTTACTTG